AACCACAACAAGAACCGGCTGCAGGGCCTAATTTGGGCAGAGCAAGAAGATAATGAGAATCAATGAAGTGACCGAACCGGTCATTGGTAAATTAGTGGGATTATCGGAATTTCTCTTGGGTCAATCAATCGATTCGGCTAGCCCTAAAAAGATAAGTTTAAAAAGTTTCATCGAACTAGCACAGGATGTCACTGGAACTACATTTACTCCGGAGCAATTAGCAGATTTATCAAGTCGACCGCCATTGAATCAAATTATTCAAACGGTTGATCCATCTCAACAAGAAATACAGTTCAAAGGCAGTGATGAATTACCTACGTCAATGCCTGTTGATAAGGCACAAAAAATTGTGTCACAAGCTGCAAAACGAGCAGCAAATAAAAGATCATAAAACAAGGAGCAATTATGAATATTCTACATATTGGTAAACAATGGATCATTGACCGCGCCAAAGAAAGAACCAGTTGGGATGGAGCAATATTAATTGCAGCCGGTGGCTCTTTTATATTACTAGGACCATTGGCCGAAGTTGCTGCCTATGTGGCAGTGATTTATGGTGCCTGGACATTATGGAAAAAAGAAGTTCAAAAGCAAGCTGACACAACCACATCAGAGTAATATATGAGTTATTGTCCGCAGTTGATCGACCACTATGAAATCCAAGAAATGTAGGATCATTTGTTAAGGAGCCAACATGAGGCGCTCACAACTGATCGCTTTCAACCAGAAGAGACAGTAAACAAAGTATTAGGAGAACACAATGGCCTATTCAGATAAAGTCATTGACCATTATGAAAACCCAAGAAATGTAGGATCATTCGCCAAGGAGGACCCGCAAGTGGGCACAGGTATGGTGGGAGCCCCGGCATGCGGAGATGTAATGAAACTACAGATAAAAGTAAATGATGATGGTATCATTACGGATGCGAAATTTAAGACTTATGGTTGCCTGACCAGCAACGCACTGATTAACACGCCCACTTGTGTTAAAAAAATTAAAGATCTCAGGGTTGGTGATGAAGTGCTGGCCTGGAATGGTGAGATCATAATTAATCAGAAAATCAAAAACATCATCAAGCATTCGGTACCCGTGGAAGATCTTTTGGTGGTTGAATTGCAAAGAGAAACCAGCAGGAAAAATATCACCGCGAGTTCTTTCCGTTTGATCTGCACCAAGGAACATATTTTTTGGACCGCTGACAACAAACCCATAGAAGCACAGATGTTGGTGCCCGGACAAGAACTCTATGAAATCACCGAGCACGAACTCAGGAAACTGACCAATGTCAGGCATCGATCCTGGCTGAAAGAAAACAACAGCCTGCGCATGAAAAAATGGAATGAAACATTCGATCATTCAGTGCTGCCACAGAATCAGCCTGGATTCGTCTGCAAAGATCCTGTCACGAGAAAATACAAACAGTCTCAGGCCGCCAAAAAGAAATGGGCTGATCCTGGATATGTGCAATGTTGGAAAGAAGGTATGGCCAGTATAGACTGGCATCAGCCAACTTCCATCGAAAAGTCTTATCAAGACCTGTTTGAAATAAACGGTGTTGGTGCCCGTTGGTCAGCAGGTAAAGTGTGGCTACAGAGCGAAGATGGTCCTATCAGTCCAGACTTCATTGTGCCAGGCAAGAAAAAGTGCATAGAAGTCTATACCAAACGCATGCCTGCTTTCATGCAAGATCGTTCAGATGGATCAGGCTATGTCGAGCAAAGGTCACGCCAGTTGAAGTCGGCTGGATACGATAGTCTTTTCTTATCCATAGAAGACATCGACTATGCCTTGGAAAAAGTCAACAATTTCATACACAATGGCATGAGGATATTGTCGGTATTACCGATTTCTCATTTGAATCAACTGCGCGGTTGTGAGCGCGATGGCAAAAATGTGGTAGTGTATGATCTAAAATTAGAAGATGGTGCGCATGTATTCTTTGCCAACAGGGTAGGATCTCACAACTGCGGCTCTGCCATTGCATCGAGTTCACTGGTTACAGAGTGGGTCAAGGGTAAGACTTTAGAGGAGGCTAGGGAGATCAAGAATTCGCAAATAGCGGATGAACTTGCTCTTCCTCCAGTTAAAATCCATTGTAGCATCCTTGCTTCCGATGCCATTGCTGCGGCAATTGAGGACTATAGAAAGAAACATAATTTATGATAGATTTAGACATCACTGATAACTGTCTAACCAAAATCAAAGACTTGATAGCTGAAGAAAATAATTTTAATCTCAAATTACGAGTATTTGTGCAGGGCGGAGGATGCTCAGGATTCCAATATGGATTTACTTTCGATGAAGATACCGACGAAGACGACTTTGTCGTTATCAAAGATTCTATTTACTTTCTAATAGATAGTATGAGTTATCAATATTTGATTGGTGCCAGTATTGATTACAAAGAAGATGTTGTGGGCAGTCAATTTGTTATTCAGAATCCTAATGCTGAAACTACCTGTGGCTGCGGAAGTAGTTTTAGTGTATAATTAGAAAAAATTATAACGAAAAATGAAGAATACCCACCCCTCAACACAAGTCAGATCCTTGATGTTATGGCCTGATCCATTATTGTCAAAGCCCACCACTCAGTGGAATTTTTCCGACCCCCCAATGGACTATCAACAACTAGAAAAAGAATTAACAGACACTTTACAGCATCATGGTGCTGTGGGATTAGCTGCTAATCAAATTGGATATGATTTTCGTGTATTTGCACAGCATTGTCACAGTGATGATTTAGTTCGAATTTTATATAATCCTGAGATATTATATCTGGACTCTGAACAGCAGTCAGGTCCTGAGGGATGTTTAAGTTTTCCTAAAACTAAACTCTCCATACCTCGACCCAAAACTCTGACTGCCAGATGGCAAAATCACCGTGGCGAAGTTCGTAGTCAAGACTTCACTGATATTGATGCCAGATGTTTTTTACACGAATTAGATCATCTCAATGGCGTGACTTTTAACAGTCTAGTCAGCGATTTGCGATTTCGTCGAGCATATGGTAAATTATGATCACTGTGACTTTGGCCGCTCAGGAGAAAATAACACAACAATTGACTCGTCGAGGGCATGGTGTGGGTTTAAAGATTGGGTTAAAAACCACTGGTTGTTCAGGATATAGTTATATTTTTGAATTTCTAGATCAAATATCAGCAGATTTAGTCTGTGTTCATAGCGATCAAATTGAGATATACACAGATTCCAAATATTACCATTGGTTTCAGGGTATGACCATTGATTATGTTCGTAAAGGCCTCAATGAGGGATTTGAATTCGTTAATCCCAATGAAGGGGATCGCTGTGGTTGTGGACAGAGTTTTTCAATTTAGATGGATTGATAATTTGTTATTAGTCTGTTATACTAGACATAACTATTAAAAAACACATGTACAATAAAAAATTTTCATATCAATCTTTATCTAGAGAATCAGTCAATGGTTGCAGATTATATGCCACACCCGATGGTCTGCGACTACCCAGCGTGACAACTATCCTTGACGCTACTCGACCTCAAGAAAAAATACAAGTTCTAGAAAATTGGCGTCGTGCAGTGGGACATAAAAAAGCTCAACAAATTACCACAGATGCAGCCAATCGCGGAACTCGTATGCATAGTTATCTGGAAGACTATATCAAATCCGGTGCCATGCCAAAAAAAGGCACCAATCCCTACAGTTGGGCCAGTTACGAAATGGCAAAAACTGTGATCAATGAAGGCCTTTGTCATGTTACCGAATATTGGGGTGTGGAAATACCTTTGTATTTCCCCAAAATCTATGCCGGAACTACTGATTGTGTGGGTATGCATAAAGGTCGAGAATCTATTATAGATTTCAAACAAACTAATAAACCCAAAAAAGAATCTTGGATCGACGACTATAAATTACAACTAGTGGCCTACGCATTGGCACATAATGAATTATATGGAACTAAAATTCAAAAGGGCGTAATATTGATGTGTGTCAAGCCTGACCTCAATGAATCTCAAGAATTGATATCCCAACCTCAATATCAAGAATTTGTGATCGAAGGGGCAGAGTTCGGACATTGGCAACAACAATGGTGGTTGAGATTAGAACAGTTTTATCAGCTTTGATTCGATAAATACCTAATAGGAATAGATATTATGGCCATAGTACAGGTATCAAGAATTACACAACGAAAGGGTCTTTATGAAGATCTTCCGCAATTAGCTGGAGCTGAATTGGGGTGGGCAGTTGATACTCAACAATTATTCATCGGCAATGGCACATTGGCCGAGGGTGCACCTGCCATTGGTAATACTGAAATTTTAACTGAATTCTCAAATATTCTAGCTCTCACCGAAGCCTACACATATCAAGGTGCTGCAGCCGGTTACATAGTGCAAACGGGACCCACTGCCAATAATCCTGTGTCATTGTCATTGCAGCAACAATTAGATCAGTGGGTCAGTGTTAAAAGTTTTGGTGCTCAAGGCGACGGAGTCACCAACGACACTGATGCTATCAACCGAGCATTGTTTGAACTCTATTGCAGAGATGTCAATGTTCAAGTCAGACGTAGTTTATTTTTTCCTGCCGGTGTTTATAAAATAACACAAACAATAATTATCCCTCCTTACGCAACTCTCTACGGCGAAGGTTCTTTGAATAGTATAATTCAAATGTCAGACAGTGCCGACGACAGTGCATTGAGAGCCTATGTGGCCAGATATGGTGACAACTATCAAGATGTAGGTGCCAACATTGGTAGCACACCCGGATCCATTACTCCCACACATGTCACCATAAGAGATTTGGCATTTCAAAGTCTTGACCCTGATGTTGATGTGTTTCTTGTCGAGGATGCAGATCAATGTAGTTTCGAAGATGTCAGTTTTGTTGGTGCATTAGAGTCGGGTGATTTGACATCTGCCACTGCTGACATCAGTTGTGTGAGTTTTGCCAGTAGTATAAGTTTTATCAGCAATAATATTAATTTTCGTAGATGTGCATTTACCAATGCCACTTACGGAATTTACAATAATCAGGAAATCAACAGCATCTCAATCAGTGACAGCGAATTTGACACGTTGTATCGTGGAATTATGTTGAGTTCATCCGGTGGAGATAGTTCAATTGGTTTTAGAATAACTAGAAATAGTTTTGACAATGTCTACAATGAAGGAATTTTTGTTGACAGCGGAGTTTCTTTGACTGCATCAAGTCAGAATATGTTTCTTGATGTAGGAAATCATTTTCTTGGTGTCAGTAATCCCTATAGCAGCATCATCAATTTTGTCAATGCCAATAATATCAGTTTTGGTGATCTTTTTCAACGAACCTCGGCATTTTCAACAGCCTATCCCAGAATACAAATAAATGGGTTGGCCAGTATCGGCATTGACAATGCCGAAGCCACAAGATTTGGGACTTATATACGTGAATCAGGGACTACACAAACTATATTAGACAATCAAACCAACACCAGTATTTTCACAGTGGATGCCACGTTGATTCGTGCATTTAAAATCGACTATACTGTGATTCGGGGAACTGCTGTGAGAACAGGAACGTTCACAGTGGTGGCATCCACAGATGGAACTGGAGCAAGTTTGGCCACTGATGACACTGGTGCTACTCAAAATTCCAGCACTGGAGTGACATTATCGGCCAGTGAAACCGGCAGTGTAATTACAATCAGTTACAGCTCTACATCAACTGGAACTGCCGGTATTATGAGATATTCCATACAGCGTCTGGGTTAAATGTGGTCTAAAGTATTTGACCAACGTCTGCGTAGTTGGTTGGAGTTGAGATCTCGCAGTAAATTGTTGCCTATGAAATCGGCTTTGATGGAAATCAACAGTTGGTGGGCCGATTCTCCTTGGTGTCCATACTATCTACATTGGGACGATCAACACAATTGGCCTGATCCTTGGCAATTATTGGATGACAATATTTTTTGTAATCTTGCTCGAGGACTAGGAATAATGTATACTGTGGTGTTGTTGAATAGATCTGATATGAAAAATTGTTTATTGTTTGAGCACAATGGTGATAATTTAGTCCAAGTCGGTCAAGAGAAATATATATTGAATTCCTCAGAACAAATTATTGTAAATAATAATCTTGAAATTTGCAAATCAAAACGAAATATCACTGGTCAACAAATAAAACAAAAATTTAAATTGGAATAAAACAATGACAAAAATTTCAGTCAAAAAAAGAAATGGCAGTATTGAGCCATTGAGTTTGGAAAAATGGCAAACTCAAATAGCGAAAATTTGTCGAGGTATTGCCGATGTCAGTCAAAGCATGATTGAAATCACAGCACAGCCACACTTCTACGACGGCATTACCACTAAAGAAATCGACGAAATCACATTGAGAGCCATTGTTGATTTGATTGACATAGCAAGTAATCCCGAAGTAGGGCATGTCAACTATCAATATGTGGCCGGTAAACAAAGACTCAGTATGCTGAGAAAAGATGTCTATGGCAGTTATACCCCTCCACCCTTGTATGACATAGTGAAAAAAAATGTAGACAAAGGACTCTATACTGCCGAACTATTGACATGGTATAGTCATGATGATTGGAACAAAATTGAAGAAATACTGGATCACAACAAAGACGAATCATATACCTATGCTGCTATCGAACAATTAATTGAAAAATATCTAGTCAGAAATCGTGCATTAAAAGAAATCTACGAAACTCCACAAGTTCGTTATATCATTGCTGCGGCCACAGTTTTTCATCGTGAAGAACCATTGACTGCTAGACTGCGTTATATCAGGGAATACTACAATGCAGCCAGTGATGGATTGTTTACCTTGGCCACACCTGTGTTGGCTGGATTAGGCACTCCAACTAAACAATTTAGTAGTTGTGTGCTTATCCGCAGTGACGACGACCTGGACAGTATATTTGCCAGTGGAGAAATGATGGCCAAATATGCCAGTAAACGTGCTGGCATTGGTTTGGAAATTGGCAGATTAAGACCATTGGGCAGCCCAATTCGTGGTGGAGAAATCATGCATACTGGGCTAATACCATTTCTTAAAAAATGGTATGGTGATTTGCGTAGTTGCTCACAAGGAGGTATTCGCAATGCAAGTGCTACTGTATTTTATCCAATTTGGCATTATCAGTTTGACGATCTTATTGTTCTTAAGAACAATCAAGGAACAGAGGAAACCCGAGTCCGTCATATGGATTATGGGGTTGTGCTTTCCAGTTTTTTCTGGAGAAGATTCCGAAATCAAGAAAATATAACATTTTTTGATCCCAACGAAGTACCAGATCTCTACGAAGCATTCTATACTGATATCAAATTATTTGAACAACTCTATGTCAAATACGAAAAAAGATCTGATTTGCGCACCAAAGTCATCAGTGCCGAAGAAGTGTTCCGAGGTGGCATACTTAGAGAAAGAACCGACACCGGTAGAATTTATCTAGTCTATATCGACAATGTCATGAATCAAGGTCCTTTTGACCCGCAACATCATCCCATTTACCAAAGTAACCTCTGCTTGGAAATTAATCTACCCACCCGACCTTTTCGACGATTAGATGACGACAACGGTCGAATCGCTTTATGCACCTTGGGATCTATAAATTGGGGTGCATTTCGCAATCCCGAAGATCTACGTAGAGCTTGTAGAATCCTGGTGCGTAGTCTCAATAATATACTGGATTATCAAGATTATCTCAGTATACAAAGTCAACTCAGCAATGAAGAAATACGTCCATTGGGCATAGGGGTCACTAATCTGGCATATTGGCATGCTCGTCGAGCACTGAAATATGGCTCACCTGAATCGTTGGCTGATGTCAAGACCTTCATGGAACATCAGGCCTACTACTGTATCGAAGCCAGCATAGAATTGGCACAAGAAAGAGGTGCCTGTATCGACAGTCATAAAACAAGATACGGTCAAGGACTATTTCCCTGGGAACTTCGAGCAAAATCAGTTAATGATCTTGTGGACTTTACACCTGAACTTGATTGGGAAATATTGAGAACAAAACTAAAAACTCATGGAATTCGCAACGCCACATTAATGGCCATAGCTCCTGTAGAAAGTTCCAGTGTGGTAATTAACAGCACCAATGGCATTGAGATGCCCATGAGTTTGATTTCCACTAAAGAAAGCAAAGCAGGAAGTTTTACACAAGTGGTTCCTGAATTTCAAAAGTTAAAAAATCGTTATCAATTAATGTGGGATCAAACAGATTGTATTGATTATTTAAAAACTGCTGCAGTGCTGGCTGCATATGTAGATCAGGGTATCAGTGTCAATACTTTTTATAATCCAGCAAATTACCCCGACAAAAAGGTTCCAGTGACATTGATTGCTGGTAATCTCATGCAAGCACATCAATGGGGAATCAAAGGAATTTATTATAGTTTGATCAACAAACAAGGTTCTAAAATAAATATTGATCCAGCTACAATTAATACCGTGACCATCGACTACACACAAGACGAAGAATCTGATTGCATTTCTTGTAAGCTGTGATATTTCAAAGGAATCTCATGTCAAAAGAACAAAAAATTACACAAGCTATCGAACATTTAAAAAACTCTATAGAAGATATCAACCAACAACTATTTCTTCTACATGAACATGGTGTGGATTTTGTTTTCCATGTCAAAACTCCGTTTGATACCAAATCTGGCACTAGAATCGAATTAGCCAAAGCAACAAAATTAGTGGACTATTTAAAAAATGAGTAAACAACAATATAACTTGTCAAAAAAATCAGACTATTTGTCTAGAAAAATGTTTTTAGATCCCCAAGGTCCGGTGACAGTGCAAAGATTCGAAGAAGTCAAATATCGCAAAATATCGGACTTTGAAAACACCGCACGAGGATTTTTCTGGCAACCTGAGGAAATCAGTTTGACCAAAGATGCACAAGATTTTAAAAATGCCAGTGATGCAGTCAAACACATATTCACCAGTAATTTACTACGACAAACTGCATTAGATAGTCTGCAAGGTCGCGGCCCTAGTCAGATTTTTACACCCGTAATTAGTCTGCCAGAACTAGAAGCATTGGTTTATAATTGGACATTTTACGAAACCAATATCCATAGTCGCAGTTACAGTCATATTATTCGCAATATCTATAATGTGCCCAAAGAAGTGTTTAACACCATACACAATACCAAAGAAATCGTAGAAATGGCCAGTAACATCGGGGATTATTATGATAATTTACACGTGATTAATTGCAAAAAAGAAATCGCCGACACAATCAAACACAAACCGGGTATTCCTGCAGATCTAGTAGTGGAGGATCATGAACATATTCGAGCTATATGGCTAGCACTGAATGCCAGCTATGCATTAGAAGCATTTAGATTCATGGTTTCGTTTGCCACTAGTTTGGCCATGGTAGAAAACAAAATTTTTGTGGGCAATGGCAATATCATAAGTTTGATTTTACAAGATGAATTATTGCATAAAGAGTGGACAGCCTGGATCATCAATCAAGTGGTCAAAGAAGATTCTAGATTTGCTCAAGTTCGCCAAGAGTGCGAACAAGAAGTCTATGGTATGTATATGTCTGTGATACAGGAAGAAAAAGCCTGGGCAGATTATCTATTTGTCAAAGGGCCAGTGATTGGACTCAATGCCACAGTGTTAAAAGATTTTATAGATTTCACTGCAGTAGACGCATTAAGACAAATTGGCATTAAATATCATTTGGCTGCTCCCAAAACTACACCTATCCCTTGGTTTAATAAACATACCTCCACCAGTTCAAAACAAACAGCATTACAAGAATCCGAAAGCACTAACTATGTCATCGGGGTTATGACATCGGATCTTGACTATTCAAAATTACCCAATATTTAACAAGGAATAATCATGAAACAAGCAATTATTTGGAGCCGATATCACTGTCCTTATTGTGATCGAGCTCGCGCATTATTAAATCTACACAACATTGTCATTGAAGAACGCAAAATCGGTGATGGGTGGACTCGAGAAGAATTGTTGGCCGAAATTCCCGATGCACGATCTGTCCCACAAATTTTCATCGATGGACAATACATTGGTGGATTCAATGAACTAGAGAAATTTTTAACTGAACAAACGAGGACCACATGTTAATTAAAAAACCCCTGGCCGAAGGCAGTGTTATTACCTTGAAATTGACCTCAGGCGAAGAATTAGTAGCTAGATTTGTTGAAAAAACATTGACCGGATATCGAGTTATAAAACCCATGGTATTGACCATGGGACCCAAAGGAGTAGGACTAATGCCATATCTAATCACTGCTAATATGGAAGATGATTTAGAAATTTCCGCAGCAGTGGTTGCAGTTGTAGTAAACACCGATCGAGATCCATCAGATCAATATATTCAAAGCACCACTGGTATTAAATTAATGTAGATATTATCTATAAATATAGACATGAATCATGTGTTTACTGTTTGGAAATCGGGTCAATTAATCACAGTCAATCAATTTGATTTAATTCCAGAAACTTTTGATTTTTTAGTTGAATTTCGACCTGTGATACCACCAGAACCACACAGTCATGAACAACATCAAGAAATTGACCATTGGCAAATCAAATTTGCTGAGTTAATGAAAAGGGAACAATCATGCCAGCAGTAGCAAGAGTAGGTGACCAGGGCATACCACACTGTAGCGGTTATACCTTGGCCACAGGCAGTCCAGATGTGTTTGTCAATGGCCGTCCAGTGGCATTCAATGGCACTAGTTCTACTCTGCATTTGACCCCTTTTAGAAAATGTAGACCACATGTCAGTCAAGTAATTGCTCGACCTCGAGATGTATTTGTCAATGGCCGCCCTATTGCTTGTGTGGGAGATTCGTTGTCTGGATGCACTGCGATTGCCACAGGTAGTCCAGATGTGTTTGTATTGGGTTGATAAATGGCACAATTGACCAGTCTACAACTCATTGCCGGCGCAGAACTATCTAATAATCAAGGTATACAATTAAATTCACAATTGTCGACAGCGATTACACAATATATTTCAACTGACCTAATCGACCCACTGAAACAATTATATGCCAATATCGGATCAGCCAATCTTTCACCGGCCACCACTGATAATTTGACAATTTTGGGTGCAAATATTTGCCCACCACTGGCTGACACTACCCCATCGGCCTATGCTGCTAATATTGGTTTAATTTTGGGAAATGCAGCCCTGGGCAATAGTATTCAAGGATTCACTGGTATTATACAAGATGTTGGCAATTACTTTTTGGGCAATGGCGATATCAGTGTATTCACTCAGGTTTTTTCGTCAGCACAGGGCTACATAATTTCCACCAATGACTATATTTTGACAACCAAAAACAGTGATATTTGGCTGGCACAATCATTTACCAACATGAATGACCTGATCACAGGTAGTTTAAGTGAAGTAAATTTGGCTTTTTCTACCTTTGGTCAGGATCTTTCAAAATTGGGTTTGCTTATTGATCTTGACAATTTGCCCAATCTTGGTTCACCATTGGCTCTGTGTCAACAATTGGAAAATGTGGCTCAAGTGACTCCCAGTATAAACTTGGCCTTGATATCAGCTGGTTATGATATTGATGTCATTACAAATCCTCCCACTGATACACAAGATCTTTTACAATTAGAAAAAATTCTCTACGAAATTTTTCTCAATATCAAAGGACAAGATCTAGCACAGGTCACACAATTATTGGGGGTGAAATTGACAGTCAACAATATGGCTCAACTACTTGATCCTGTCAAAATTTTACCCAACAGTTATTCCAGTTTGACTGTTCGAACAGTTGAGGGACTACGGGGAATTTATATTCCCAATACCAGTACCATTAACAGTTTACTTGTCACTGAATTGCCAGTCTATGTTCTGGAAAAATTTCAGGAATTGGCCACTGCAATCCCTCCAGATTCTGCATTGGCCTGTCAGGCACTGAGAACCAGTCTACAACAAATTAAAAATATCAATAATATAACACTGCCGGATTTAGCTCAGGCCTATCTCAACAGTGAGACCACCAAAGATTTACCTTTGATCAATCAATTAACCAAACCAGTGCCAGATTCAGTGATAAATTTCTATAATTCCACATTCGGCACAGGATCGGGAGTTGATGGAACACTGGTGATTGGTGATCTATTGGGTGTAGCTGCTGGATTTAATTTCACAGATAATATAACAAACACCACTGCTATTATCAATTCTCTGACCTTGGGAGGGTCGTTGTCGAATCTAATTATTGTCTATGATAGAATGGCCAACACAGTCAATGGTGTATATGGAGATCCAGTCAATGGACCGGTGATTATTCCTGCAGGCATAGCCAGTGGATCATATGCCAATGCCGACGTGGCATTTGACAGTGCGTTGATACCCAATGCCACAACTATTATCACTACAGTAGTTTCTAATAATCCCGATGAAACTGCAATTCTAAATCAAAACTGGACTGCGATGGCAGCAAATTTAGTCAATCAAAACAATAATTTATTATCTGCTAATATAGATATTGCAAATTTAATTCCCAATCAAAGAAGTGCAACATTGAGTTTTGTCAATGATTTGCCCAATTTGGGAGTTGACACACAACAAAATGGAGCAAGAGCGTTTGTTGAGGCGGTGGCAGACTTGACTACATTAGGCGGTCAAGCTATAATAGGCTGTATGAGAGAAGGTAAAAATTCTGTGGTATTGAATCAAGTTGGAGTGGGATTAGATTTAAATATACCTACCACACCCACAGCTCAACCAGTGACAGCCAACTTAATACCCAGTGGTTATAGTGAAACAGCAGCAGCAAATCTAGTAATTATCTGAGTGTGGAGGATCATTATGATGTCTTACGTTTTAGTCACCGAGGATGGTCAATTTATGAAATTCTACATACAAGAATTAGCTGAACTCTATTGTCTAATTTACGGTGGTCAAGTGGTCAAAATCACTGATATTGAAAAATACAAAGAAACTCAGCCCATATATTATATGGAATAAATCGTTGTTTTTATACAACACAAATATATAGATTGACTTTTATCTCTAGATCAATATATTATAGGTAATCATTTATTGATTGGAGATACCAAATGACTCTACCATACGAAAGACTCCGCGCAGTTAATTCGACTCGTGAATTCTTATTTGATCTTCTCATTCCTTCTAAGACTCCGCGAGTGCCTAAAGAGGTTCGGAATCGTGCTAGGGCACTTCTGCGACACTATCCCTTTGAATCAGACCTTGATATGATTTGTGATATCAATAAAATGGGCGATCATTGTCAACCCATCTTTTCTAAGGACATGTGGAAATGAACGATCCTATCCGTGAAGCATTTGAAAAAGTTTGTTATCCTTCATTTGGTGTAACATCCGGGCATAGTCTACGCCGCAAGCCTAACGAAGAATATGTTAGTGACAGTTTAGAAGATCATTGGCAGACTTTTCAAGAAGGTTGGGAAGAGGCAATAAAATACTTGCAAAATAAATCTAATTCATGTTATACTGATACCATTAGTGATGGTGGAATGGATCCAAGAAAATGAAGTTCAAATACCGAGCACAGAAACCTCGTCGTGAACAATTGTGGGGGCTAAGCCCAAGCCAATTTAAGACTCTATTGAAAAAGCGTGGTTACAAAGTTTCTCGGGACTTTTTCAAGCGAGGTGCCATTGCAAAGAAAGGTAATAGATTGTATCGTTTTCGTTATTGGGCTTTCCCAGATTTCTTTGTTGACATTAGTTGCACATTGAATGACTTTGATCGATGGGCAAATAGCACTGAACAAACTATCAACTTTTTCAATTGGATTGAAAATGAACGAACGAATTAGAGAACTTGCCGGTAAGGCTTTGGACCAAGCAGTACCAGAAACTTGGACTACTTTGACTGCCTCGGACTTGACTAAATTTACAGAAAAGTTCGCCGAGTTGATTGTGAGAGAATGTAGTAAATGGATTAACGATAATGTTGGGTTATTGGATGAAGAAGCCCAAGCAGATTTATTGGATCATTTCGGAGTTGAAGAATGAACGAAATCAACGAACTGGTAGAATGGGGCCCATATCCGTATCATTTACAAAATCCAGTAGGCCGAACAATGCTGACCGCAAGTGATATTTTGAAATATCACGGGTATACATATCTTGCGGATGAACTGAAACGATTTGGTAATATTCTAATTGAAATTCCTCCTAAGGAATCAAAATGACCGCAATCACTAATCTGTTTATCGTTCTTCTTCCTATTATTGTTGTGTGACTGGCAAAAAATCATATGTATTGCAAGGAAGTTGGTTATGAACGAAAGGATTAAACAACATTTCGGAGTTGAAGAATGAACGAAAGATTTATTGTAATTTGTTCTGAATGTGGTGAGAAACATCTTACCACCGAGGTAGAGTTTCTTAATGTTGAGGAAGATATGCAAGGGCGAGATGTTATGCATTACACTTGTCCCATTACTAACCAACCCACAAAAAGTCTGGTGTATAGAAAATGAACGAACAAGAACAATTGATTTATAATGCATGGCGAGACAGTGAAGCATATGCCGTGCCTATGACTGAAGAAGGTGAGAAGCTAGCCAAAATGCGATGGTATGGTTTCAAACGAGGTTGGGAATACGCCGAATTCTACGCTAAAACAGGCAGCATCTACATGAAGGACTATGATGAACAGAATTACTATTAATCGCAGCGAATTGAATCGAATCAATGAAATTCTTCACAAGTTGCATGGTGATATGGGTCATGCAAGTGTTGAATTGATTCAAGAGGGTGATAACGGCATTGGTACTGTTCTGACTGCTAAGTTTTATCTCAACTACCAAGATATTCCTGGCGAGTTCTCGGTGGTTATTACTGATGAGAATAACTGGTGATGAA